TCTTATTAATTGTATTTATAGTTATCGGTATGATAGCGTTTGCACAAAACAAAATCTGCAAAGAACGTGGTCATGTAAAAACTAAATTACATTTTCCTGCAACAAAAGATACCGCAATACGAGTTATTAACTATCCTAACTATTCTATTAAAGTTAAACCAGCAAGTTATGTAGAGGCTTATAAATGTCTTAGATGTGGTGAAATAATCAAAGAGAAGGTTTATTTAACTGTTGATACGATATGGATAAAACATAAAAGCCCACATAAAAATTTACACTAAATAAACTCAAGCACGTAGCAATTAAGTTACGTGCTTTTTTTATTCCCAATACGGACATTATTCCCAAAATTGGACTTTTTCTAATTTTTAGACTAATTTTGCATATAGGAATAGTACTATATGGCAAATTCAGTTACTCAATTCTTTACTGATTTTTTTAATTTAAGATCATTAAGGCCAAAGCAACCTTTTAATAGAGGGCAGCTTCCTATACCTTACTCTGAATGGGAAAATAATAAACCAAGTTGGATTTCATTAGACAAGCCAGAAGATTTTGAAAATGCAGTAAGATTTAATCCTGTTGTTAAAGCAGCAATAAACTTACTTGCTACATCCTCAAGCAATGGAAGGAAAGTTGCAGTAAGTACTACTGATGGCGAAATCATACCCTGGACAACAAACGATGCAGCAATAAAAAATACATATAAGTTGCTAATATTGCGTCCAAATCCTATGCAATCTGCGAAAGAATTTGCATTTCAAGGAACATTTTATTTAAAAACATTCGGAAATAGATATGTGTATCCAAATATGCCTATTGGATATGATAAAGAAATAGACATATTAAATGTATCTACGCTTACTAACCTCCCTAGTCAATTTATTAACATAAAACCCACTGGTAAGATTTACGACCAAACAAAAATATCTGGCATTATAAAAAATTATGCACTTACAAATACAAACCCAATAACACTATATAATCCAGAATTAATACTTCATTTTAATGAAGTTAATGTTTCGAGCTATCAGGCTTCGATAATGGGTATTTCTAAGATAGAAGTATTAAAATATCCAATATCAAATACCCAAAAAGCCTTTGAGGCTATGAATAGCATCTTGGTATCAAGAGGTATGTCAGGTATCCTATCTCCGAAAAGTTCAGATGGGATGGGTTTTAGAATGCCACTTCGACCAGAAGAGAAAAAAGAAATTGACGATAAGTTTAAAGCAGATTACGGGCTTTTAAATGGGCAAAATCCATTCATGCTGTCCCCTGTTGCTCTTGATTATACCAAAACTCTAATGAACTCCGATGAATTAGGAATTTATCAAGAGTTTTCTAATAACGCTATCATAATAGGTAATGAGTTTGGGATTCCTCCTGAATTGATAAAAACATACATTAAAGGTGCTACATACGAAAATCAAATACAATCAGTAAGACGATTATATCAAGACACTACTATTCCAATGGTAACTGATGAGGATTTGTATTGGAGTTATCGTCTTAATACATTCAAGTATGGATTTGAAATTCAAACTAGGTGGGATCATGTACCAGCCTTACAGGACGCATTTAAAGAAAAAGCAATAGCACTTAAATTAAAGAGTGGTACTGCTAAAGATGCCTATGACAGGGAAGCGATTACTTTAAATGAATATCGGGTATATATTGAACAGCCAAAGATTGATAATGGTGATATTTATAAATCTGAATGGGACAAAAAACATGGAAAAGAAGAAACTGAGTAAAGAGGAAATTAAGAAATTAAGAAAATTAAAGAAAAAACAACTCGATAATAAAGAGCTGATAAAAAAGTAGGTTATGGAATTATTTGACGAGACTAAATTTGAGACTAAAAAAGAATTATTCAAATTCTTAAAGGAGAAAAAAGATAGTTTGATTGCTCAAAAAAAAGCAACCATAAAACATGCTGATTCTGTCTTGTTTCAGATTAAAGATAATAATATTTTAAAAGCAAATGAAGCCTTTAAACCAAATAGCGATGATGAAATTAAGGTTAAGGTTATTATAAACACAACAAACTTAATGGATAGTCATGGTGATGTTCATGTAAAAGGAATATGGAATAAGAGCCTTAAAGAGAACAAGATGATAATGCATTTACAAGAGCATGTTATGTCTTTTGATAAAATTATAGCAGATGGAGACGAACTTAAAGCCTATGTTAAAGATTTTAAATGGAAAGACTTAGGATATGATTTTGAAGGAAGTACTCAAGCATTGATTTTTGAATCAACAATAAAAGAAGAAGGTAAAGAAGCAAGGAATAAGTTTATGGCAGAACAATATGCTAGTGGTCGTGTTAAAAACCATTCAGTAGGTATGCAGTATGTAAAGTTACTACTAGCCTTAAATGATGAGAATAATGTTGCAGAATTTGAGGCATGGGAAAAGTATCTTCCTGAAATAGCTAATAAAGAGGCAGCAGAAGAAAAAGGGTATTTCTGGGTCGTCAAAGAGGCGAAAGTAATGGAAGGATCATCAGTTCCGATCGGGAGTAATTGGATAACACCAACTTTAGATAATAATGCGAAATCTCAGCCATCGAAAGATACTGAGGAAAATACAGAGCCACCTAACGGTACTCAAAAAGAGAACATTTACGAATATTTAATTTCTAATTTAAAAAAAGATTAAAATGGAAGAAAAAGATAAAGAACTTTTATTGAAAGAAATAAAGGCTCTTATTAGTGATAGCACCAAAGGTGTTATCACAGAAAAAGAACTCAACGAGAAAGTTGAGGCAATAAACGCTCAACTTAAAGAGTTGAACGAAAAAGATGACAACCACGAAGAAGTCAAAGCACTAAAAGATAGTGTTGAAAAACTTACAAGTTCAATCGAAGAAAGTGTTGATGTTCAAAAAACGTTTGGCGAAGAATTAAAATCATTACGTGAAAGAGGGAACAAAATTGATGATGAAAAGAAATCAAAATCTTTCCGTGAATCACTCGAAGATGCGTTTTTGGCACAAAAGGATGTTCTTCTTAAAGAAAAAGACGATGACTACGGTAAACGTCTTTCTTTAAAAGATTATTTTGATAGTCACGAAGGTACACCAACGCTTATATTGAAAGCCGTTGATATGCTTGAAAGCAATATTGTGCAATCAAGTGTTGCTACTGTTAGATTAACAGAACTTGATCCAAACAGAGTAGGTATTCCTTTGGCTATTTATGAACACGCATTTGATTTCATTCCATCAAGAAATATAACAAGACCATATATGTCTATTTTGGTCGTTTATGATTATTCTGATGGTACTGGAACAAAAACCGAAGGTTCTGCTCCTAGCAAATCTAGCTTCTTGTTAAAAACAGTTCAATTTCCATCATTTACAATTTCAACTTACGGTACGCTGTCTGATGAAACAATGGATGACTTACCAGAAGTATTGGATGAAATTGCACTTGTTTTCCCAAGTAAAATTAAGGACAATGTTGATGGTCAACTCTTAGGAACGTCAGGTGACGATTCATCTGCATTAGGTGGATTATTCTCAAATTCAGTATCTCCTGTAAAGCATACAGATTTCGATACCACAACCTATGAAAACACTGTTGCAAGTGGTGGTAATATGGTTGACTTAATTGGAACTATGGCATTACAAGTTGAAACTGCAAAATATCTTCCAAATGTTGTTTTTATGAATCCTGCTGACATCAAGAAATTGACTGAACAAAGGGATGCTAATGATAACTCAATTAGTGATCGTAGAGTTAAATACGATATTACAGGTAGAGCATCTATGGTTTCTGGACTAAGGATTATTCCATCAACTTCAATTACAGCCGATACAATGGCAGTCCTTGATTTAAGTAAACTGCAAATTGGTAGACGTAGGGATATGAGAATGAAAATTGGTTACAATGGAACTGACCTAACTGAAGGGCAACAAACTGTTGTTGTTGATGTGAGATTAGCTTTCGCTTGTAGAGACGCTGCTGCTGTTTGTTATTCAGATAGTATTGCTGATGATGTTGTAATTATTGTAAATGCTGGTTCATAATGAGAAAGTATTTTTTATTGATTGCAATACTCCTGATCGGGATGACAGGATTTGCACAGAACAAAACTGCTAATATTAAAAAGGGTACTACTCTTGCAGATATTAGCTTTACTGCTGCTGATACGATTAATGAAAGTGAAACTTATTATATCGAAATCACTAACTTCCAAGACTATCCTGCTATGCAAGATGTTATATTTAGCGGTACTGCCGTTTCTGGATCTGGTGATGTTGTTGTAACTGTATATGGGAAAAAATTCTCTGCAAGCTCATATTCAAGTTTGGGAACAGTTACATGGGATGGTTCAGCGGATACAACTTATACTATAAATGTAACGACTGCAAATAGATACAGATATTGGAAGGTAGAATTTGCTTCTGATGCCACAGATAAACAAGTGTTACTTACGGATGTTAAATTTAAAAATTGGTTTACAGGTGGTGATCTTACTACTACAAATCTAGCTTTAACTGGCAGTTTAACGGTTGGAACGACTGTAACTGTTACGGGTGAATCTACATTTAATAATCATATTAATTTGGGTGCTGGTGACGACTTACTGGGTTCAACAACCTCTGATATAAATATCGGTTCTGATAATTTTATTGTAGCAGGTGCTACTGGTAACACTGTTGTAGCTGGTACTTTTGAAGCAACCGGTGTATCAACACTTACTGGTGTTGTAAACGCTGCTGCAATGGTAAATTCTGCTGGATATAACTTTATAACTGCTGCACAATTAACTGAACCATCAACAGATTCATTGGTTGTTGTTAACACTTCGATTCCTGCATTAGTTGCTGGATTAGAAATTGTATTTGTTGCTGAGGCTTCTGTCGCAGGTGCTACAACTCTAACATTAAATGGTGTAGTTAAAAATGTATATGAGGCAAGTGATATTTCAGCATTAGAATCTGGTGATATTACAGATACTATGATTGTGCGGTTAGTTTATGATGGTACTCAGTGGCAACAAATATCACAAAGTGGAAACTAATATGAAAAAGTTAATATTCATATTGGCACTTGTGTTTATTATAATAGGCACAGCCGAAGCACAGACAGCGATAGTAAATGTTGCTAGTAAAGACACATATTACAATCTTACTACTGACTATACTCTAACAAATACAACTGTAAGTTGGTTTAGATGGAAGGCAGCTAAAGATTATCCAACTACTCAAGATTTTCAATGTGAATTTTCTTGGGCATCTGGAAGTCAAACGAAAGTTGATGTAGTTCTTTATGGTCGTAAGTTTTCATCTGACGATTGGTCATCTATTGGTACTGGTAGCTGGGAGGACGGAGTAAATGATTCTGTTGTTACAATTAACAATACTGCTATAAATAGGTATCGAGAGTTTAAAACCGAATTTACTGGTACTGGTACTGGTACAAGCACAATTGAATTTCAGGCACTTAAAATTTGGAAACAATGATTGATTTACAAAACACACGCAGGCGAAGAAAAGCTGTTGAGCTTATTTGCCAAAAACTTGAAATCACAGACAAAGAGCTGAATAGTTTCATTTCTGGTGTTAATGATGATGTAAGTAAAGATACTATTGCTAAGAAGGCTAAATCTGTAAAGGCTAAATTGGAGGAAGTTAAGGCTATTGAAGCTAAAGCTGAAGATGTTGTAAAAGCTGATTTTGCAAAAAAGATGCAAGATGCTAAAAAAGCTAAAAAAGAAAAGATAAAAGCCGATGCTGAAAAAGCTGAAAAAGTTAAAGAAAAATTAGCTAAAAAATGAGTTTAATCGACACCTCATATTTCATAAAAGATGTCAATATTCCTGTTGGGGATAACTCTAATTTGGGAAATGACATTACTAAGTTCGAGCCTGAAATTTTAAAACAGTTGCTTGGGTATGAATTATGGAAATTAGTGGATGCTTATAACGCATCCACTTCTCCACAAAGAATAAAAGATTTGGTAGAAGGTAAGGAATATACAGTTTCTTATAATAGCAGAGATCAACTTATTAAATGGAATGGATTGAAAAATTCTAACAAGATTAGTTTGATAGCTTACTACGTTTATTTTATGTGGCAAACAATCAATACAACAACTACGTCTAACGTGGGAGTAGTAGGGAGTGTTTCTGAAAACTCCATAGTAGTTAGTCCAGCACAAAAAATGGGTTCGGCATGGCATAACATGAGAAAATTATATGGTCATAGTGGTCAGAGTATTTTAGAACCATCGGCATATAATTTCCTTACTGAATATGAAGATGATTATGAGGAATGGATTTTTAATGACATTGGGATGGTTAATATGTTTGGATTATGAATTTAGTAGTTAATATATTTGATGATATAGTTGATTCTATGAGGGCAATAGGCACAATAACTGCCTTAGCTAATGATGGGACTACTACAACAGTAACAAGCGATAATACACTTGTTGTTGGTGAGGTGGTTACTATCAACGGAACTGATTATGTTATTAAATCACCAACTACTATTAATTTTCAGATTACAGGCGTAATTACAAGTGCTACAATATGGGCTGCGAAAGCACCATATTATTTATTCGGGCATCCGATAGAAATTTCAAATATATTACTTGAAAAGAATAAAAATGATACGTTAAAGTATCAAAAATATCCATTAGTAATATTATTTACTGATATTAAGATTGGTCGTGGTGACAGTGTTATTTATGGCGAACTTATAAATCAGGCAATTTCTATCATTGGAAAATCTCAAAAGAGTTATTCTACAATGCAAAGGTATGATAACAATATAGAATCAATATTATATCCTTTGTACAATACGTTAATGAATAAAATTAAAACTTCAAACAACTTTATAGGAACCAACCCTAATATCAGTCACAATTTAATTGAAAGACCATTTTGGGGAAACAATCAAAAATATGGGAATGTTGGCAATATGTTTACCGACCCACTTGATGCTTTGGAAATTTCTAATATGAACCTGAAGTTAAGAAGAATAAAAACAAATTGTTAAATTTAAAAAAATAAATATTATGGCTACTTGTTATTCGACTGGTAATACTGGTCAACAATATTGTACTAAGGACGCTATTTTTGGTGATCCTATTGGTATAATATTAGCAACAGACGCAGCAGCTAATGAATTTTCTGCTGCCGATTTCTTGCTTGAGGCGACTTGGGAAGATCAAATCAACGCAAGAACAATTTTCCCTATTATGAATATGAAGGGATTTACTGACAACTCAACAGACCCTACTTACTTTGATTATCCTAATTGGGATAGAAAATTAATCAATCAAGGTAAATATAGGTTTGCTTTTGAGTACAATGTAAACGAATGTATCAAAAAAGAACTCTTTGATTTTCAAGGATTCAATCAAAAGATATTCTTCGTTTATGCCAACAATGTAATTCGTGGAAGAACTACCGATTCTGGTGTTACAATAAAAGGTATGCGTGTAGAGGTGATGAATGTTAATAAGCAGAAACAAAATCCTGCTGGTGAAGTTGCAATGTTGGTTCTTGATGTCGATATGAAAGACTACAAAGACATGAATGAATATGACTATGCTATGGAAATGTCTTGGGAAGTTGGTGAACTTGATGGATTAACCGAGGTTGATTTAGCTGCTAATGGTGCTGCTGGTGCAACTGCAATTCCATTTACGGTATATGCAACTTGTAATGGAGAAAGTAAGCCTATTACTGGTCTTGTCTTCACTGATATTGATACGTATTCCGGTGCTTCATCTCTAACAGAAAGTGGTGAAGGTGCATACATCTTGGTTGGAACTGGAATGGCGACAGGAGACTTAAATCTTGTAGACCCTGATTCTCTTACTGATTCTGATATGTTTATTATTTCAAGTGGTGCTTTATCTATAACCATTTAGGATGGAAAAATTAGCTGAACGGATAAGGTCTATTAATATTGATAATATTATTGATGAAGTTCTAATGAAACAAGGTGATTTTATATTAGACCTTATCGGTTCTCAGCTATTAAAAGGAAACAAGGCAGATGGCACATCAATAGGTGAATATTCAGATCATCCATTAAGTGAAGAATACGTTGAATTAAAAAGGCGTATGGGTTTGTTTCAGGGTGGTAGTTACCCATCGTATGATTTGTTTTTTTCAGGTGAATTTTATCAATCAGTAGTGTTGTACTTGAAAAAGGATTTTATAGATGTACAGTCAACTGATCCAAAAATATCATTAATTGAGGGAAATCTTGGGTATAAAATTAATGATAGTAATTTACTTGTACTAAGTCCTGAGCACCTGAATGAGTTGCAACAAAAAATAAAACCACTAATTCAACAAAAAATAAATGCAAAACTTGGAGTTTAAATATTTACAGATAATAAAAGAAATAGAAACCCTTCGTGGAAGAAAGAGTAAAAATATTCTTATTAGGTTTTTTATATTGCTTTATAAAGGAATGTTATGGATGCGTAACAAAAAGCTAGTGAGACAATTTAAAAAAGATGGTGGAGATAAGGAGGCGTTTAAAATTTGGAATGAAATGTTACTAAAATATATATGATATGGCTTGTTTTAACGGAAAAAAATACAAACAAAGAAATGTGAATTTCAAGGGCGACCCAGATAGTAATATGCCAAGCAGCATAGACTATATAACACACATAGCAAGGGGTTTCGCAAACTTAAATCAAAAAAACTATGTTATCTACATTAGGGAAAACATCATTAATGGCAAATTTTATGACTTTATTCCAGAGGAAAGGAATGAATTTAAGGTCGTTAAACTTATACGATTCAATAGAAAGTCTGCCAGTTCAGATATTCTTCAAGATTCTGGAGACAGAAAACGTAAACCTGCTAAATCCAGAAAAAAGAAGAGTAAGCCAACAGAAGTTAAACGAGATTTGGCAGACAATAAGGGAGGAATATTACAAGCAGAGTAATCCTATTGAATACAAAGCTGAATTAAGTAGAGCTAAAAGGATTACATTGTTAAAAATAGAGATAGCGTGTTGTACTGCTGCTGTCACTTACTTTGAATTATTTAATGAGATTTTACCAGCATTTAAAGAGTTTGGTTATACGGTAAAGGATGCAAAAGGGGTTGCGAGGGTAAAGCAAAAAATGCTTGTTAGGAAAACAAAACTAACACTCTTAACTCCTTCTTTGAAAGAAAAAGACAAAAAAGAGGTTGTTAATTTTTATGATATGGTAGCAGATGTTCAATCAACAATGAATCAGTTGAACATTTTAAGCGGAGAGATAAACATTGAAAAAACAACGGTAGCAAAATGGATTAGTTATATAAAAAGCATAAAAAAAGTAAATGATCGGCAGAATAAAAAAAGATGATTTGATTGATAGTAAGGCGATAGCACAAGTGTTTAAGAATATTGCTATTACTATAAGAAAGATAATATTTGCTTTTGACGAAAAGAAAGTGGTTTCCCCTAAAAAGTTGTAATAATGGGTAGGATTGAAAAAGGACATTTAATTGATGGTGCTGGCGTAACTGAGGAGTTTATGAAAATGTTGCTGCCGCAATCAAATCTGCTATCGACCAACTCATAAAAGCTAAAGGTTTGACTCAGGTTGCAACAGATTTTAAACAAATAGAAACTGCCACAACTGGTGCTGGTAAGGCGATTGTCCTATATAATCAGTATGGGCAAAAAATGAAAACCATAATACAAGGTGTAAATACCCAAATAACCAAAAACACAACAGCTACAACCAAAAACACAACAGCTACAACCAAAAACACAATAGCAAAGAATAAAACAGTAAGAGCTACAAACAATCAAAAGAAAGCAGTAAGTGGAATGGCACAATCATTCAAAAACCTTACTGCCACACTAAGAAATGTAGCCGTTGCATATTTCGGTTTCCAAACCATTATTCGTGGATTCCAAGATATATTTAAAGTAAGAGCAGTGCCGAATTAGCACAAACACAAGTTTGGTTATCTCAAATAATCGGTGATTACGGATTAGATTTGGTAACTGTAACAAACCGTTATACAAAGTTTCGTGCTGCTACTGTTTCTAGTAATTTATCAGCACAACAAACACAAAAGATATTTGGTAGTATGTCAAAGGCTGCTGCCACACTTGGACTAAAGACTGATGAACTTCAAGGAGTTTATTTAGCCTTAGAGCAGATGATTTCTAAAAACAAGGTTACAACTGAGGAGCTTCGTAGGCAGTTAGGTGAGAGGTTGCCTGGTGCATTTGATATTATGGCCAAATCAATGGGTGTAACAACAAACGAACTTAATAAAATGTTACGTGCAGGAGTTGTGATGTCGGAAGAAGTATTACCAGGCTTTGCTGATGCCGTAGAAGATGCGTATGGTATTAAGTCTGTCGAATTTGTAGATACACTCATAGCGGCACAAAACCGCCTTAGAACGGCTTGGATTGAGTTAATAAAAGTATTTAATGCTGCTGATTCAATAAAGGGTTTTTTAAATACATTTGCATCAATAGTTAAGCGGATTGGCGAGAACCTAACCCTTATCACAAAACTTGGTGCTGCCATAGTAAACCTCACCGCAATATATCTTGGGTATATAGCAGTTAAAAAACTTCTTGGTGTAACAACACTAAAAGAGATAACACGCACCAATATATTAATAGCAGCGGAGGTTCGGCTTGGTCTTGCGTTGGGTGTTGTTAAAAACGCCGTTAATGCGTTAAAATTAGCATGGGCAACAAATCCAGTAGGTGTCATAATTGCAGCCATAAGCACACTGGCTAGTGTTTTAGTGCCACTCCTTTTTATAAAAAGGAAAGCAACTGCTGCGGTTAAGGATTTTAACGAAGAGGTTGATGAAGAACATAAGAAGCTAGAAATATTATTTGGGTCGCTAAGAAACGCTACAAAAGGCACAAAAGAGTGGAATTATGCAAGAGCCGAAATAAACAAAGAATATGGTGCTTATCTTAAAAATATTATTGATGAAAAAACAGCCGTTGGACAATTAAATGAGGAATATGACAAATTAAAAATACTAACAAAATCACGAATAGCAGAAAGAAGAAAAGCTAAAGAAACAAATGAGGCCTACGAGGAGGCACTTAATAAAGAAAACGAAGCCCTTAAAAACCTAAGAGAAAGTCAAGACGACCTAATTGCAAGAGGTAAATTAACAGTAGAACAAGCTGCAATAGAGGAAAAACAATTTTTAGATTTAGCTGAATCAATAGCAAAAGCAAACGGGGATGTTGAGGATGGTGCAAGTGATTTGTTATTACTCGTTAATGCGTATAAAACACTTGATTCTACATTAGATGGTATTAATCTAAGATATAATGAATGGATAAAAGCATACGGAGCAGAAGATATTTTTGATCCAGAGAAACTAAAGGCGATGCTAACATCTGCAAAAAAAGAATTTGGTGATTTTACTGGTGTTATATCGCAAGACCTAAAAGATTATTTCATAACAAGAAGTGAATTTGTAAAGAAAGACCTTAAAACATATACGGCATATCTAAATGCGTTATTAATTGAATATGAGAAAAACAAAATTGCAAGGATAATAATTGAACAAGAACTGTCAAGCCTTACAGGAAAAACAGGCGGAAAAGGCACAAATGAGGAATTAAAATTAGCTGAACAAAGAGACAAGGCTTCTTTAGAAAGGATGCGTGCTAAAATAGAAGAAAGGATATTGGCAGATAGGGATGAGAAACAACGTCTTGGCGCATCAGAAGAAGAACTAGCAGATTTTGTTAAACGAGAAACAGAAAAGAAAAACATTGCATTATTAGAAGAAGAAAAAAGACTTGCAGAAAAAAGATTTGATACAATAGAAATGAGCGAAAAAGATTCGCTTAAACTAATTACTGATATTGCTAAATTAGAAGCAGACCTAAAAGAAAATGTAACCGATTTTAAAATATCAGAAGATGAACGATTTTATAAGGCAAGACGTAGACTAATTGAAGCAGAACAAAGATTGGTTCAATCACAAACAGATGATGAAATATTAGGTGCTGAACAATTTGCAACAGCAGAAATGAATATCCTTCTTGATAAATTCAAGCAGTTTGGAATTTCTTATAAAAATTATGGCAAAGAAGTTCAAAATATCCAAGAAGAATTACAAAAAAATATATTATTAGCTCAAATAGAAGGGTTAGAAAAAGAGAACGCAATAAATGGAATTTCTTATAAAAATTATACAAGAAACGCAGAACAGATAAAACGAATAAAGGGTCAGCTTGAAAAATTTAAAAGTGACAAAACTGAAAGAACAGCGGAAGAAATAGCTGAAATAAGGAAACAATTATTTGAAAAATCTGTTGAATTGATTAATGGTTTATTTGATCTTAGAATGGCTAAATTAGATGCTGAACTTCAAAGTGCTGAATATGCAAGAGATTTTCAAGTTGCTTTAGCAGGTTCTAATTTAGAAGAAAGAATTATAGCAGAAAGAAAATTTGAGAAAGAACAGAAAAAAATAAGACAAAAACAGGCTGTTGCACAACGCAATCAGTCAATCTTTAATATTATAACGAATACTGCGAGTGGTGTAATGGCAGCATCGCCATTAATTCCACTTATGATACTTATTGGTGCTTTAGGTGCTGTTCAATTAGCAACTGTACTATCCACTCCAATTCCTGCATTTGCAGAAGGTGGCGAGGCGAGTGGACTTGTTATTGTTGGTGATAAAAAAGGCAATCCAACAAAAGCTGGTGGTTCTGAATTAATAACAACTCCAAATGGTAGTTTTTTAAGTCCAGAAATTCCAACATTAATGAATTTACCTGATGGAAGTCATATAACTTCTCATAGTGAAACTCAAAAGATATTAGCTCAAGGTGCAATGAAATCTGCTTATGAAAAAGTTGATATGTCAAGGTCTGAAAGTTATTTAAAA